TGCGACATAAGTCACAGGAGCACCAGAAGTTTCATAATCTAATAAATGCGGAGAGACAAATAAATTAAATAACAGATCATCCGTAACATTACTATGAGTAAAATTAAATTGCGTAAGATAACTCTCACGCATCACAATGTTACTGATCATCATTTCATCAGTCCCATCTAACCCGCAACAACGAGTATCGACGGACAATTCCTGTTTAGGATCCAAAGTCAATTTATCTATTGGTGCAGAAATATCTGCACTCGCTAGAGCTGGAAATGGTAAATTCTTAAGTGGACATACAGCTTCCACAACTGGGGTATCGGTAAAACCAAACAGAGACGCTACAGCAGCGACCCCACTCGAAATCATTTCCGTAGCTTTAGCATACGGACCTATAACTGGAATATTTTTAAGTTTTGAAGCTATGTTTGCAACCGCAGAAGCAGGTTGCGAAACAATTCCATGATTGGGATTAGAATACTCTGTTTTAGCCTGTAAATCAAGATCTTCAGACTGCAGGGCCAAATTTGTTGTTGCACCCATTAGTCGAACATCTGTTGCCCAAGCATACACGGAAATAGTAACTCCAGATCCAGCAGAAACCCCGGCGTTTTGTAACGTCGAAAAACTATTCATTGAAATAGTACCCATATTCTGAAAAGCACTACGAGTTCCAACTGGAAGCCAATTTTGATAATAGAAAAATGGCAAAACTAATTCCCCTCCTTGACAAGTCTGTGGAAAGATTTTAATATGTGGACGCTGAGTCATTGGTATTAACTGTCGTCCATTATTTGTGGAAACATTAGTATTTATACTATCTGTATTAAAATCTGTTATGGGGCAATAACTCGCTATAGAAGCACCATAATAAAATGGCGATGCGTTCAAAACAAACTTAACATGCAAATTGCATGAAATAAAAGCATAATTATCCAACTTCTTAGCTACAGATGTAGCATGAAAATAATTATCCCACGGTTGGAATGTAGTATTTAAAGTACTACCTTCAGTCCAAGTAATGTTTTGTATACGCAGAGGTCTCTCTAAAAATTTTGCTAATTCCGTAGAAGGCAAATAATCATTATAATAAGACGGATCTGCAACGGGTGTAAAATCGATAGTAACACCAGGATTTTCATCGAGGTATTCCACAACAACTTGGTCGAGAGTATTACCAGGAATACTGGTAGTTGAAGCAGTATGGGAACCAGGTTCCACAGAGGAGCTCTCAACATCCTCGCTCTGTAATTGTAACAATGACAAATCCGTTGCTGGATAGTCAGGAAAATTCAAAGTTCTCCTGACTTCCTGCAAATGCAAGATATATTGGATCAAATCCAATCTTTCTGCGACAGTCATATTTGTTACAATAACATACATCACATCCCGCAAATCCATAAAAAGGTCATCATCAAGAATCTCATAAAGATCTTCCAACAATGAAGAACCAATTGGTGAATTTTTGGGACTAACTGACTGGTAATCCTCCAGTCCTTCCACCTTCGTGTAATTTCTTTTTAATTTATTATTTTTTGAAAGTATATAAAATACAAATAAAAAGCATACTCAAACTTAATATAGGTTACATCTTAATCGTGCCCTAGCAACACATCTCTAAATAGAGATTTTGGGGAACACCCATGCAAGGAAAAACGAATAAGTCCACTCTTGTACATCACGCTAGATATAAAAAACACATAGTACACAGTAACTACCTAAACGTTAGCTCAATTTGGTGTGCTATTAAGCCAGACACTGAGCAGCAGCGCCTGTTGGTTTCCGGCCGCCATTCTGGTACCGATCTACCATAGTGGAAAATGTTGGGAACGTTGATTCCGTAACATAAATCCACAAATCTAAATCCTTACACATCTGTTTCAACATTGAACATTTCTCTTCAAATATAAATCGACCATAATAAGAATACTCCATCACAGCACTAGAAATAACAGCAATACACTGTTCTTGTGCTGAAATCGTTTTACTTCTATTCCATACCATTAACATTTTCTCAATTGAGTCATGATCAAGGGGGGCTACAAACCCACCAAAATCATCATCAAATCTCCAAGTTCTTTTTAAAAAAGAGCATTCATTAATATGTATATAAGGAATACTAGGAGCATTTTTATCGGCCATAGTGTACCCAACACCCACTCCTCTCAGAGTGGATTGGATACTAGTATGATTAAAATCAGGAATTTGAATAGAAACATTCATAATATTATCATCACCGTAAGTCATTAGATTGACAAAACTTTTAAACTCTTTGGGATCCTTACCTGTTATTTCACAAAAACAATATCGCATATATAGCGAATTAACTAAACTATTAATAATAACAGTAAGAGGATGTCCCGAAGGGTTACTTCCAAAAAAGGAGACTAAATCTCCATTAAAGTTCATCCAAGCAAAAGCAGTATCAACTGCAATACCTCTGAGTACAAGAAGATCATCGTGGTTATAATTACCACTAGCACGACAAATATCGATCAAAATATCAAACGCATTCTGAATTAATTCAGAACTCATACGTTTATCAAATTTCTCGAAATCCCCAGCTACTAAACGGTCTTCACCATGCTTGGTCAGATATTTTCTCATAATATCCCATTCAAGGGATTGACATATTATTCCACATGCACATTCGAAAATATACTGATTAGACTGAATCAAACGAATCAAAGAAAGAGTATACTTTCTATTGACTACACTCCATGCTACAGGAGCACCCGCAAAAACACGGGTTTTACCAAGTTCAGCCTTTAAAAAAGTCACGGGTTCATCTTTAAGATTTGCCCGAAAAATGGCATTATATCGTTTCCCACTGATATAATTATCTTCTACAAATTTGATTTGTTGTTTCACCTCTTCAGTAAAATCAACAGGGTCCAAATTTTCACCTCGCGCTTCTATAGGATTTATATAGAAACGTTTGGATCGATTATATGGATGACCCATTGATGTATTACGATTCAATTTATCTACAAAGGTTACTCCGGCTGCGCCATTAATAGCCGTAAAATCATCATAAACATAAACACTATCTTTAAGAAGTTGATTGGGAATCGCTTCCAAGATATCAGAACTAAATGCCTTTTGACAGGCTTCTAAAACTGAAGGTTTAAATTTATTTGCCGGTTGCACCATTTCCTTGGCAGCTAAATGCCATGGTTTCCAAGATCTAAGATCTGGTGCAGTATATTTTTCTGAGTACCCTCTCTTGGTTAGATACTCATTCATTGGGGTTCGTTCAACACGTGATTTCCCATGAGCTCTCGGTAAGGTCAAAGACCCCACAACATTAGCACTACCCTCGTTCAAAAAACGAAAAGCAGACTTTTTATGTAAATCAACAAGCTCACAAGAAACACTAGGTGCATCAACTACGAGTGGTCCTCCTTGAATATGGAGTTCACTCATTTTGCGGACACTTTCAATAAGAAATTCTTTCGTAACTTTAATCGCCCGAATCTCCGCAAGGTTTTCATTACC